CGGAGACATTGCCCGCCGGAACGGATCTAATCATTGCCGCGCATAGCCACGACTTCATCGGGCGCAAGACCCGCCACAAGGCGACGCTGGGCGCTATCGGCTATCATCCCTCCCTGCTACCCCTGCACAGGGGGCGGGACGCTGTACGGTGGGCTGTACGGTTACGCGAGCGGGTAACGGGCGGTACGGTCTTTTGGCTTAACGATACGGTTGACGGCGGTCCGGTGGCGGCGCAGGAGCATGTGTTGATCAGACCGGAATGGGACGCGGCGATATTGTGGCAGGAAGCGTTGCAGCCGTTAGGGTTGCAATTGCTAGCCCAAGTGTTGACCGATATTCGGGCGGGGCGGTTGGTCAAGGTGCCGCAGGATCACGCCTTGGCAACCTGGGAGCCGGCGCTAGACCCTCCGGCGCTGTATAGGCCGGAACTCCCGCAATTAGGGACGTTGCCCGTCGGCTACCGAGTAGAGGTTGAGCGGTTGTACCCGATGGATTATATGCCGGTGAGTATGTGAACGTGTTGGTTAATATTCATAGCGTGATAATGGCGGTCTAGGAAGACGTTCCGAAAGCAGTGTACTCTCACGCTGTTGGCTGCCATTGCTTAATTGAGAGATAGCATAGAGAGGTGCTAAGTGATTGATTTTGAAGTACGTAACGAAATGAACGTTCGGGAGTGGTTCGCTGCTAATGGTGCGAAGTTTGGTTACACCATCGTGATTTCGCAAACTGCATTCCCTGATTATGTGTTGCGGGATGAGCAAGGCGAGACGTATCGTGTGGAGGTTGAATTTGATAGCTTTAACTTTGTTCAGCATAAACACGAGTTGAGCGGTTGTGACTTTATCCTTTGCTGGAAACATTCATCGCCAATGACATTGCCTGTATTAGAGCTTGTAACCGGCAAGATGTATCAACCGAATGAAGAACCGCTGGGCTATGTTGATATTGGCAAACGAACACAAGTCGAACTAGAGCAAGATCGTAGGATACAAGCAAAAGCAATCGTTATGCTTGAGCGGGACTTGTCGTCAACGTTTCTTGAAGCAATTGCCGCCGACATGAAGGCAACGTCAGAATATCAAAAGCTTCTTATCGAGCCAAGGATCAAGCTGTTGTCAGTAACAGAGCAGATTGTTAGGCGGCTAAATAGTGCAGGATTACGGCTACATAGTAGCGAACCATATGACTTGTTTAAGTATTTGTTTAGTTAGCGTGAGTTAGTAGATGGCAGAGCGGAAACGCACAAAGGCGCAGCGGTTAGCCGATTTAGCGCTAATTGAAAGGCTGAATCTTAGAGGCAAGAAAGCAGACGAAATAGCAGAAGAACTTAATGCTATTCGTCCATATACTTTGTCGCGGCAACAGGTTGGCTATGATATTCGTGATGTTGCGCAGATGTGGCTTGAAGAGTCAAAAGCTGAAATTGATGCAGCAAAAGCCAAGGCACTGGCAGAGCTAAGAGACTTACAGACTGAGTTCTGGCAAGCGTGGGAGTCAAGCAAGACCGAACGCACCAAGGCGCGGCAGGAGTCATCCGGCAAGGATAAAGACGGTAAGCCTGCTGTCACCAAGGCAAGTATGGAGAAAGAGCAGCGCGACGGCAATCCGGCTTTCCTGCAAGGCGTGATGACGTGTATTGATCGGCGGTGCAAGTTGCTGGGGTTGGATGCGCCGACAAAGCAGGAAGTAACGAACATGCTTGTTAGCATTGATCGGTAGCCATGAAGTTTAGCGACATTTGTCAGTTCACCGACAAGCAATGGCTTGCTACTGAAACCGCAGACAAATTTAAGTACATGCTATTCGGTGGCAGTCGTGGTCCTGGCAAGTCGTATTGGTTGCGCTATTACCTGTTGCGTAGGCTGCTGATGTTTGCAGCGAATGGGCAGACCGGCGTAGACGTAATGCTAGCGTGTGAGGATTACCCAAGCTTGACAGGTCGGCAGATTAACAAGATCAACAAAGAGTTTCCGATGTGGCTTGGGTCCGTCAAGTCTACGCAAGATAAGGGGCTTGGGTTCCATCTTCATCCACAGTATGGCGGGGGATCAATCTTGTTGCGCAACTTGGATGACCCAAGCAAGTATCAGTCGTCAGAGTTTGCGATCATTGGGATTGATGAGCTGACCAAGAATCCGGTGCGAACGTTCAACATCCTACGTGGTTCGTTGCGCTGGCCGGGGGTGGACAATACGCAGTTTGTTGCAGCCACAAATCCAGAAGCGAATTGGGTGCGTGACTATTGGATTGAGAAACGCTTTCCGCCTGAAATGGAAGTCATCAGGGATCAGTTTGCTTTTGTGCAGGCGCTACCAAACGATAACCCGCACTTAGACCAAAGCTACTGGCAAGAGCTTAGTACGTTATCTGGTCCATTGCGTGATGCATGGTTGCACGGCGATTGGTGGGCCGGCGTGGAAGGCTTAGTGTATGAAAGCTTCAGCACTAACAACATCACCGACCAAGAGCCAGACATAGAACGATCTTATGACATAGCCGTTGATGATGGCTACATTGACCCACGCGCAACCCTATTCATTCAGCGGCAGGCTAATGGCGACATTCTTGTCTTCGATGAACTTTATGAGACCAAGACGCTAGAAGAAACGACGATAGAGCACATCAAAACAAGGGCTACTGAGCGTGACTTACCGCTACCGAGCAAGGCTATTGCGTCACACGAAGCGGTTGCTTTGCGTGAGCGCATAACATCGGCAGGCATACCGGCAAAAAACTGGCTAGCAGACAAGGTTGGCGGCGGCAAGTAACACGGTTGGCGGCAATCACGCTAACGAGAGGGCTA